TTTTTATACAATACATTTAATGATGGTACTGTTGGATTGAACAACACAGAATTATCAACTGATCACAGACAGACTATTGATAGAAGAGGTAAGATTTTTAGTGTTGATGATGGAATTAAAACTATTACATTACAAATTACTAGTACTACAACTTTAATTGGTGCAATAACAGATTCTACATTCCAAACTCAATTTGCTGAATTGTTTTATATTAAAAGTAGATCTGATGGTGGATCTGCAACCGCGATTGGTTCATTTAAAACATTATCATTTGCAAAATCAAACAAACCTCTAGTTAATTCATCAGAATCTGTTCTGTTTTTAGAATTGACAGTATTTGGTAATAAGAGTGAATTAGAATTGCTTGCATTAGAGTATGATCTTTCTGATCCAGAATTTAGAAGAAACATTTTTCTAACAAGTGCTGATGCTTCAGCAGATAATAACGAGTTTGGATTTATTGTAGATTATTCAGACATTATTACTCCTGTTGTTGGAAAAACAAAACCAAGTAATTTATTTTTAAAACAGAGAGGATCTGGATTTGACTCAGATTCTGATATTGTTTTATCCAGAGGTCGTTTAGAAGCAGGAACAGCTGCATACAATACTATATTTGGTTACTCATACTTTGATCCACAATTCTTTACTAAAATTATACTAGAAAGCATTCCTGCAGGTACTAATGCATTTGATGAAGGTAAGTACGTATTTGGTCTTGACAGTAATGCATATGGTGTTGTAGAGGGATCTTCTGCAGGTGTTTATAGCACAGGAAAAATTTTATTCATCAAAACCTTATCTGGTAAATTCCAATCTGGTGAGACAATTAGAGATGAAGATGGTAATACTGTAAAGATTGCAAAAGACAATACAATCTCTCATTTTATTGTTAAGAATAGAGGACTAGGATATGCTGACGGTTGTTCATTACTAATAAATGGTCTTGAATTTGATGACTCAAAAATTTCAATAGGTAAAAATGTCTCAGGTAACATTTACAATGCAATTATTAGTAATAGAAAAGCAGTAAACGTTGAATATGCTCAACCTCCTGCTGTAACTGTAAAAAATCCTGATAGTGCATCTGCACCTAGTGTTGCAGCTGCTGTTGTACCAGTTTTATTCAGAAATACCGTTACAACATATACTCCACAGAATGTAAAATCTATTGGTTGTGAGTATGGTTCTGGAAACTCTAATACTTTCACAGCTGATGTTGTTGTAGATAGTCAAATTTACTCTGAAATTAAAGCAGTAACTAACTTTACATTTTTTGGATCTAAAGGATCTAACTTTATTGAATCTACAAGTTTCAGTGCTGATGCATCTGTTTTATTACAACAAGGAGATCTTGTACAGTTTTCTGATGATAGTAATAATTTAGTTCGTGCTATTGTACAGTATGCAACGAAACAAGAAGGTGCATCTAAATCTAGAGTTTATCTAGATACAGTTTTGCCTGGTGATGTTACAAACACAAGTATTGTACGTCTACGTCCAAAAGTAAGTAACACTAACTCTGGTACATTACTATATCCAACTGGTAGTAAACAAGTCTCTCAAATTTCTGTTGGTGGAGATGATACTAAGATTGAGTATTTCTTCCGTAGAGATTTCGTAACTACTGCTTCCTCTGGTGGTGGTACAATTACATTTGCTGCACAGTTACCATTTGGTACACAAAGATTTGCTGCATTTACTGAAGAGAACTATGTTATTACTGTGTTAGATCCTGGCGATGCACCTGACATAATAAAAGGTGATATAATTTATGTTTCTAATGATGCAGTAGAAATTACATCTGCCACTGATACTGCTAGTGGACTAACATCAGGTAGTATTAGTTTACAGTTACCATCAACATATTTCGGAACTATTCCTACCAATGGAACTTTTCCTAAGTTAAAACTTTCAGCAACTCTTGAGGTATCTAATGCAAAACCAAGACTTAAAACTGCTGTTAGAAATAAAAGAATTGTTGTTGCTTCTGCTGGTGATCGTATCGTTCCATTTAGAGGAGTTGATTATGATACTGATGTTGTAGAAACTTTATCATATTCTGATGCTTTCAAAATAAGATATGTTTATGAAGGAACTTCCTCTCAAGCACCTAATGTAGATTCTGCTGGTAATTTAATATCAGGAACTGATGTTACTTCTAGATATTCATTTGACAATGGACAAAGGGATACTCTATATGATGTTTCTAGAATAGTTTTAAAACCAGGTTTTGAACCTGCAGTTGGTCAATTACTAATTGCATTTGATTACTTTGAACAATCTCAAGGAGATTTCTGTACAATTGATAGTTACTTACATGAAGCAGGTGTTCCAGAAGATGAAATTCCATCTTTCAATTCTTCTGTTCATGGAAACTTAGAACTTAAAAACGTAATTGACTTTAGACCTAAGGTAGATAGTAGTGCTATCATTCCTGGTTTCCTTAATATTGCGTCTCTTGAGAATACTGCTGGATCTTTCTCTGGTTCTGGTGCTGTATTATCAAGCACACCAGCTCCTGATTTGAATTTAGAATATACATTTAAGTTCAGTCAAGTACAATATCTAGATCGTATTGATGGTATTTTCTTAGATAAGAAAGGTCAGTTTATAGTTAAGGAAGGTAACTCATCTCTTAATCCATCAAAACCTGATCCTATTGAGGATGCTGTACCTCTCTTCTATGCGTATATTCCTGCATTTACAAAGACAACTAAAGATGTAAGAGTCACACCTGTAGACAATCGTCGTTACACAATGCGTGACATTGGTAAATTAGAGAAGCGTATTGAAAGATTAGAATACTACACCACACTAAGCATACTAGAACAGCAAGCACTTAACATGCAAGTTAAGGACGAGATTGGTCTAGACAGATTTAAGTCTGGATTCTTTGTAGATAATTTTGAAGCACATAAAGTTGGTAATCTTTCTTCTCTTGATTATAGATGTTCAGTGGACAGTCAGCAAAGTGTCCTACGTCCTCAAGCAAAAGAAGATTCTGTAAATTTAGAAGAAGTTAATGTAAGAGAAGATCAAAGATCTGTTTCTGGTTATAAGAAATCTGGACACATGGTAACTCTACCATTCTCTCCTTTGAATTTACTTGGTAATGATTTTGCATCTAAAACTTTAAATCCAAATCCATTTGTTGTTCTTCAATATGTTGGTGATGCAGAAATATCTCCTTCTATTGATCACTGGTATGATCAAACTGAAGAACCATTAGTAGTAGATACAAATACAGATCTATTCAATATATTCTTAGCAAAAGAGAATGTAAAAGAAAGTTTCTCAAGTCTCTTTAATTCTTTTGTAGTTAACTGGGTTGGAACATCAACTTCATTTACTACTATAAATTCATTAGGAAATGTTAATACACAAGAGGCTACAACTTCTGTTGCTAGTGCTTCTGTTGCAAGTTCTTCTAACATTAGTCCTCAAAATAATGAGGTAGGAAAAGGAATTCAAACTAAGAGTGTTGGTGAAAGTTTAGTTTCAACTTCATTAGCATTTTTCGCTAGAAGTATTCCTGTTAGATATGTTATCAGAAGAATGAAACCTAATACGAAGATGTATGTCTTCTTAGAAGGTAGAGATATTAGTCGTTGGGTAAACCCAGATTTAAGATTTACAGGTATTGCTGGTAACTCTTTATCTGCATTTAATGGTGAGATTACTACTGACGAATATGGTAATGCTAGTGGATTAATTGTTGTTCCTGCAGGTTTACCACCATCTGAAAATGCAACTTGGACTGGAGATGTAGATACTTTACCATATGACACTTCTGCTGAGGAAGTATCAATTACTTCTGGTATATTGACATTCAGATTTACTTCTAGTTCAACTAATGCACCTAAGGAGGAAGTTGATAGTTATACAGAAGTTAAGTATTACGCTAGTGGTATTCTTCCAGAAAATCCTTCTAGTATTGTTTCTACAAAACCATCTGTCTTTAAATCTAATGAAGGTATTCAGTTAATTGAAAGCAACACTGACAATCCTATAAGACCTAATCCTCTTGCACAGACATTTAAGATAGAGAATTTAGATGGTGGTTGTTTTGTAACAGGAGTTGATCTTTTCTTTAGTAAGAAGAGCACTAACATTCCAGTTAAATCCTACATTACTAATGTTGATGCTGAAAAACCAGCAAAAAATATTGTTCCTGGTTCTGAAAAAACTCTTTCTCCAAATACATTTCTTAGATGTTTTGCTAGTGGAAATGTGTCAGTTCTTAAAGGAGAAAATGTAACAGGTGCATCTTCTTCTGCCTCAGGTCCTATTCTTAAAATTTTTGATAAGAACAATGTGGAATTAGTAGCTACTTCATCTGGTAGATATAGTCTAACTAACGAGCAAGTATATACTATTGTTCTCAGTAACCATAATGGTAAGTCTTTTGTACAAAATGAAGATTTAATTATTTCATCTGTCACAGAAGCAAACGCAAAAAATAACACTGATCTTGTTCTTTCTATTGCAAAAGATAGTGGTAAAGTCTCTAAGATGAGAATTACTAACACTGGTCAAAATTATGACAGTGCGATTCTTACTATTGAAAGTCCACAATTACCTGGTGGATCTACTGCTACAGCAAGCATTGAAGTTTCTAATGGTCAAATTTACAATGCTGAAGTATCACTATCTGGTTTTGGATATACAGAAGCACCATCAGTTGTTGTGAAAGGTGTCGGAAATGGTGCTGGAGGATGTGAAATACAAACCTTTATAGAAATAGATACACCAGCAGTTAGAATGGGTGTATCGGTTGATGCTGGAGAAGTAACAAACTCCACAACACCTACACATTTCGCATTTGATTATCCTGTTTACCTACAGAATGATACTGAATATGCATTAGTGGTAGAAACAGACTCTACTGATTATGAACTTTGGGTTTCTAAACTAGGTGAAACTGATATTGCTACAAGTACGGTTATTACGACTCAACCATCATTAGGTTCGGTTTACCGATCACAAAACACTGAGAGTTGGACAGAGGATATATTTGAAGATCTTAAGTTTACTCTTTATAGAGCAGAGTTTAATACAACTAGACCAGCAGAACTTCTTCTTAAAAATGTAAATCTTGGATATGAACTTCTTGATGCAAATCCAATTGAAACAAATGCAAGTTCTAATTCTGCTAGTACATCTGCACTATTCAAAAATAACAATTCTGTTATCAAAGTAAATCATAGAGATCATGGTTTTGAAGATAGTGGTAAATCTTATGTATTCTATAGAACTGCTGTTGAGACTGGCGGTATCACTGCCTCTACCATCAATAGCAATCTATTTAAGGTAACCAATTCTGGTATTGATTCATATAATATTCTTTCTCCATCTCAAGCTGCAGGTAACTCTTTTGGTGGTGGCACTTCTGTGTACGCAAGTCACAACAGAAAGTTTGAGACATTATACCCACAAGTTCATTATCTAACATTTACAGGCACAACACTAGATGTTTCTGTACAAACCACTAATGTAGTTCCTGTAGATTCTTCCACAACAAATTATGTCTCATACTCACAATCTGAATATGAAAAAACTTTCTTAAATGAACCACATTACTTTACCAACCAAAAGATGATCGTTTCTGAGATTAATGAAACTTTAAACAACGTTTCAAGATCTCTAACTTACAAAATGCAATTATCTTCTGCATCTAGTAATCTTTCTCCAATCATTGATCTTTCTAGTGCATCTGTAAAGACAGTAACCAATAGAATAGAAAATGCAAAAGGAGAAGAAAATAGATTTGGTAGAAGAGATCAAATTATTGAGTTCTTCCCATTATATCAATTCCAACTTGCTGGTAATGGTGGAACTGCACTACAAGCTAATCAAAGTATTGAGGGACAAACTTCTAAGACAACTGGTACTATTGCAAGAGTT